TAGGACGAGTGCCACAGAAATATACCGCCAGTATAACTGGTAAGGGTGAAAAAGTGCGGTAAGAGCGCACTTGGGTTTATAGTGATATAAGCCTGCGGTAAACTCTACTTGGAGCAACCCCGTGGAAAAGCATATAGTCTGCTCGACTGCTTTGAGGAGGGGGCATAGATAGATGATTGTTAAGACAGAATCCGGCTTATAACATCCCCGTGTAGCTCAATGGTAGAGCGGCGGATTTATGCTCCGTTTGGCACCAGATTAGTGCGAGGTTCTGGGTTCGAGTCCTAGTGCGGGGACCAGAGTTTTTATAAAAGGAGAATGTTTATGAGATTAACTAATTCTAAGGAAATCATGGAATTCCGCTATGCTGTTGCTAAGTGCAAAGGTGATGTGTGGCTGGAAGACTAGGAAGGTAATAAGTTCAATTTGAAATCTGTTATCTCTCAGTATATCGCTCTTGGCGAGTTGCTGTAGGATAAAGGTGAGAATTTAGAATTGTTCTGTTCTATGCCAGAAGACGAAAGTCATTTCCACAAATTTTTCCGTGATAATCCCGAAGTTCTTTGATGAAGCGCTACTTCATCAAAATATGATAGCGTAGTGAAGTGGCTAACACCTGGGTCTGCAAAACCTTAATCGTGGGTTCAAATCCCACCGCTATCTCCAATTTTTATTCCAGGAGGGAAACATATGAACTTCTTTGAATGGGCAGTTCAGCGAGAACGAAAAAATTGTGCTAATATTCTTGAAAAACAGGAGTGGCATAGACCAAATACATTATATATGGTTGATATTAAAGACCACGGCAAGATTTATATTCCTCAAAAGGAAGAAGTCCGTGGTTATATTTTTAATATCCATGGTGGTGGCTTAATCGCTGGCAGCACAAATCAAAATAGATTTTTCTGCCAGTGGCTTGCGGATCGTGGATATGAGGTTTGTGCAATTGAATACCCCCTTATTCCAGAGGTTAATTTTGTTGACCAAGTTGGTTTTGTATGTTCAACAATTGAAAACAACTGGCCACGAGATAATAAGCCTGTTTACCTTATAGCAGATAGTGCTGGTTGTCTTTTGGCATTAATTGCAAATGCAATTTTATCTGATGGGTGCTTTATGGCCGATGATTTTGAATATAAGATAAATAATTTACCTTGTATTTTCGATGGAGTATGGCTTAACTGCCCTTTGTTTGAAACAGTAGGTTTCAATGAAGTCGGTATTTTTATGTCAAGAGGTTTATATGGCAAAAATCCTGCGTTTAAGAAATATTTGAAAAATCCATATAAGTGGTTTGGAGAATATCTTCCCGATACAACAGTAATTATTGCAAGCAAACATGATAAACTAGAAAAGCAAGCAATGAAAATGTTCCAAACAATAAATTGCTCTCTTGGCTATGGTTCAAAATGGATTGATGAGCATACACACGATTGGAATGTACTTTATCCTTACATGGATGATTGGACCATGGATTTAAACAACTGGGCAATGACTTGTCTTGAATTAAAGGAGTCTTGTAAATGATTAAGTATGTAAACTATGGTCATCCAAGATATGGTACGCATATGTATATTATTGTAATGAATCGTACTGAACGAGGAAGTTACAAAGTTGAAATTTCTGTTTGCGATGATGCGGGAGCTCCAGTGAGTGATCCTGTTGCCTGGGATATGTTCCCCACTTGGTGGGATGCTCGAAAATATGTTCGTAAGCAGTATGAAGAATTTTATCGTTATGTAAATGATGGACGCTAAAAGCGTCCATTTTTTTATTGCTAAAATTTCTTAGTTATAAGACTAAGATTTTTGCAGTTGACTTTTAAAAATTTTTTTGATATAATATTTATATAAGAAAATTTATGGAGGTAAATTATGCCAAGTTTAACAGTTAAAGGCGCTGATGCAATGCGCAATATTATTCAACATTTTTCCAATCAAGATAAATTTTCAGCAAATGAACTAAGCGTTAAGTGCGGTGAAAAATTTGTTGCGGCTACTTTAAATGCTTTAGTGGGACATGAGCTTTTAATTAAATATCCTACTTCTCCAGTGCAATATTCTATGACACATAATTGCGAAGAGCTTTTTACTGCTCTTTTGGAGAATGATAATTCTACAAAGAATGGTAATAATAATGATAACTTGCATAAGGCATTGAAGAATAAGGATGATGAGTTTTATACTTATTATTCAGATGTTGAAGCAGAGGTAAAAAATTATATTAGTCATTTTATTGGAAAAACCGTTTTCTTGAATTGCAATGATGCTGATGAAGATAAAAGCGCATTTTGGGATTATTTTGTAACTAATTTTAATATTTTACAGTTAAAAGAACTTATTGCCACTTCTTATAATCCAGAAGGTGGAGCGATAGTAAAAATCTTTGATGGTACTAATGTTATTATTAATCAATTGAATGGCACTGGTGCTTATAGCTCAACTGAAAGTTTAGAAATTTTAGATAGAGCAGACATTGTTGTTACTAATCCACCATTTAGTCTTTTTAGAGATTTAGTAAAGATTTTGGTTAATAAAGATAAAATGTTTCTATTGATTGGTAATGAAAATACTTTTGCTTCTACAGAAATGTTTCCTCTAATTAAAGACGGAAAAGTATGGACTGGATTAAACAAAGTAAAGAAGTTTAAGCGTCAAAATGAAGCAGATAGAGAATTTGGTAATGTATGTTGGTTTACTAACTTACCCAATAATAAGCAAAATGAAGAGTTAGTTTTAACTAAAACCTATTCTCCAGATAATTATCCGGTTTATGATAATTACTACACTGCAATTAATGTTGATGCGTTAGTTGATATTCCAAAAGATTATGATGGTATTATGGGTATCCCAATTTCCTATTTGGGTAAATATAATCCCAAGCAGTTCAAAATTTTAGGATTGGCTGCTGGCAACTCAAAAGCAAATGGATTGTTTTATGATGTACCACACATTGATTCTCCTCTGGAGCGCGGTGGATGTGGTGTCGTAAATGGCGTAAGAAAATACAGTAGAGTATTTGTTCAAAAAATTCAAGATAAAAATATTATTTGATTTTTAATAAAAAATATGATATAATATATATGTAAGATATGAGAAAGGAAATGAATATGCTATGGAAATTATTACACATCACACTTATGATTATCTGTGGGATCGTTTAAAGTACCAGGGAGAAGCAAATCTTGCTGGTGGCGAAAATAGAAAATATTCTGGCGAAACAGTCGAATCTTGCATCGATGTTATAATTGATATGTTCCGCGAACTATATCCTTCTTTAAACATCGAGGTAAGAGGAGACTCTGATAAGATTAAGGTGTTCGGTAAAAATGGTATTGCATTTACTGAAGAGTCTGTTGATAGACACGTCTATATCAATGGCAATCTTGAATTGATTATTGAATGTAAAACCTATCTTGATAAATGCTACTTGCAGAGAGCCGCAGATGATTTCCGCTTAATTCGTAAAGGCGTTAATCATTCTATTGAAGGCTGGGTAGTGTCTTTAGAAAATGCTATTAGTGATATGGCTTATAATTTCTTTATGTTCCAAGATGATGACATTTATATTAATGAGTGTTTCTTTTTGAGCGATGGTAAACGAGCATCTAGCAAGCCCATTTATAAAAATAAAAGCTATGAAACTCGTTTGAATATTGATAAAATTCAAGCACTTATTGAAAAATTTAATACATTTTTCAATAAGTTTGTTTAAAAAATCTTTTTTGACTTTTATAAAAAAATATGATATAATATATATGTAAGGTTGAGAAAGATCTTATAAAGAAAAAAACATCACTCCTCTTGTCCAAGAGGAATCAATGAGAAAAAGGAGAAAAAAAGCTATGAATACTTTTCTGAATGGTATGAAGCAGGCCAACAACTACGCCATCACCGAGAATGGCGCTCTGACCCATAAGTCCACTATGGACGGTCTGATGGACCTGTTCGCAATGGGTGCTGCCTATCGTACTCGTACTGACGAGGACGTAATCGTTCTGTTTAAGCAGGCTTTCGACGAAGACCCTGTCTACGCTCTGAAGTGTCTGTTCTATATCCGCGACGTGCGCGGAGGTCAGGGCGAGCGTCGTTTCTTCCGTGTAGCCACTAAGTGGCTAGCAAAGTACGATGCTGAGGCTATGCGCCGCAATCTAATTCACGTTCCCGAGTTCGGTCGCTGGGATGACCTGTTCGTGTTCATTGGTACTCCTCTGGAGACTGATGCTCTGAACATCGTTAAGCACCAGCTGGCTCTGGACGTACAGTGTAAGACTCCCTCCCTGCTGGGTAAGTGGATGCCTTCCGAGAACACCAGCTCTGCTAAGACTCGTAAGACTGCCGCAAAGGTTCGTGCCTTCGTTGGCATGACTCCCAAGCAGTATCGTAAGACTCTGTCTGTTCTGCGTGCCCGCATCAACGTCCTGGAGCGTCTGATGTCTGAAGGTCGCTGGGATGAAATCGAGTTCGACAAGATTCCTTCCAAGGCAGGTCTGAAGTATAAGAACGCCTTTGCTCGTCACGACATTGAGCGTATGAAGAAGAATCCCGAAGTCAAGTCTTATGCAGACTTTGCTAAGGACACCGAGACTAAGGTTAACGCCAAGACTCTGTATCCTTACGAGGTTGTCGACAAGGCAACTAAGGTTATGCGTTGCTCTTACTGGGGTGGCAGCTACAATACTGACATGGACGGCACTGACCGTCTGATGGTTAACAAGTATTGGGAGAACCTGGCCGACTACTTCAACGGTAAGACTTTCAACGGTCTAGCTGTTGTTGATACCTCCGGTTCTATGCGTGGTAGTGATGCTTCTGCTCCTATCAACGTCGCAATCTCCCTGGGTATGTACTGTGCCGAGCGCGCAAAGGGTCCCTTCGCCGGCCATTATGTATCCTTTAGCTCTCGTCCTCAGCTGATTGCTGTAGAGGGTGCAGACTTCTGTGATAAGGTTGCTCGTATCTGGCGTACCAACCTGTGCGAGAACACCAATATCGAAGCTACCTTCGATATGTTGCTGAACACCGCAATCCAGAACCACTGCTCCCAGGATGACCTGCCTCAGAACATTATTGTCATCTCTGACATGGAGTTCGACCAGGGCACTGGCCATTACAGCTGGGGTTACGGTCGCCAGGCTTGGAATCCCAAGACTCTGATGGAGCAGATTCGTGCCAAGTGGGCAAACCACGGCTACCGTCTGCCTCACCTGATTTACTGGAATGTTCAGGCTCGTCAGAACAACATTCCCGAAGATATCGGCTGCGGCCTGGTGTCCTATGTGAGCGGAATGTCTCCCTCCATCTTCGAGACTATCATGTCTGGCAAGACTGGATATGACCTGATGATGGAGAAGTTGAACAGCGAGCGCTACGCCGTTATTCACTAATCGGTCACCTTTCCCTCCCGAGAAATCGGGAGGGATTTTCTTTTATCCATTTATAAGGATAGTAAAGCTGCTCCAACCGGCCTTGGTCGAAAATGCCGAAAACCCAAAAGTGAAAAGTGATTTAGAAATTTTTGGACTAATTACATCAAAATGACAGCTTTCTTTTTTATAATTATATAGAGATATTTACTTATAAAAGGAAGTCCTCTTTTCCTCTTTATATAAAAAATTTTATTAATAAGATTAAAAGGAGGTTTTATTTTGGCAAATTTAATTATTACAAATATAGCCAATAATCCTACTCAACTAACTATTAAAAAGGGAGCAGAACAATGGCTTTTTAAAGCTGATAATAATTAGTTATAGATAACTAATGTTGATTCTACCACAGGTGGCATTACTTTTGGTGGAAGCGGTAATGACGCCTCTGGTGCTTATTCTCACGCAGAAGGTTATGATACTACAGCTCCAGGTATGTGTTCTCATGCAGAAGGATGGGCTACAGATACTTCTGGCGATTGTTCTCATGCAGAGGGTAATACTACTATAGCCTCTAATTATTGTTCTCATGCAGAAGGTAGTAATACTACAGCTTCTGGAGAAACTTCTCACGCAGAAGGATATACTACTACAGCTTCTGGTAATTATTCTCACACAGAGGGTAATAATACTGAAGCCTCTGGCAGTAGTTCTCATGCAGAGGGTGAAAGTACTATCGCTTTTGGTAGTTATTCTCATGCAGAAGGTTATGATACTACAGCTGATGGAAATTGTTCTCATACAGAAGGTTATGATACAGTAGCTTCTAGTGATTATTCTCATGCTGAAGGAAGTTATACTGAAGCTCATGGAGCTAGTTCTCATGCAGAAGGTGATAGTACTGAAGCTTCTGGTATTTGTTCTCATGCTGAAGGATGTGCCACTGAAGCTTCTGGTGAAGCTTCTCATGCAGAAGGACTGGGTACTGCAGCTTCTGGAGATTTCTCTCATGCAGAGGGTGATAATACTACAGCTTCTGGCGATTGTTCTCATGCTGAAGGCGATAGCACAAAAGCTGTTGGCTATGGATCTCACGCAGAAGGATGGAATACTATAGCTTCTGGTATTAGTTCTCATGCAGAGGGTCGTAATACAACAGCTTTGAGAGATTATTCTCATACAGAAGGTGCTATAACAACTGCTTCTGGACAAGCTTCTCATGCAGAAGGTTATAGTACAACTGCTTCTGGAAATCAATCTCATGCAGAGGGTGGTTCTACAACAGCTTCTGGCAGTTATTCTCATGCCGAAGGCAGTGGTACAACCGCTTCTGGACATCATTCTCACACAGAAGGATGGAATACTATAGCTTCTGGTATTAGTTCTCATGCAGAGGGCGCTGGAGAAAGAATTTCAATATCTATTACAGGTGCTGCTAATGCAACTACTTATACTTTATCTGCAGCTAATAATAATATTAAAGTCGGATAGATTATTAACTATTGGAGTATTGTTGAAAGCAATTATTTCTATGCAAACATTACTGCTTATAATTCTTCTGTTCCTTCAATTACCGTAGATAAAACTTTATCACCAGTTGCTTTAACAAACGCTACAGCCTATGTCTATACACAAGTAGCTTCTGGAGAAGCTTCTCATGCTGAAGGTCTTGGTACTGTAGCTTCTGGAGAAGCTTCTCATTCTGAAGGTTATAATACAGTGGCTTCTAATGAGTATTCTCATGCTGAGGGTAATTCTACTACAGCTTCTAATGTTAGTTCTCATGCTGAAGGATATGGTACTGAGGCTTCTGGTAGTTATTCTCATGCAGAAGGTAATGGTACTACAGCTTCTGGTAGTGGTGGTTCTCATGCAGAAGGTGCTAGTACTACAGCTTCTGGTACTTGCTCTCACGCAGAAGGTAGAAGTACTACAGCTTCTGGTAGTTATTCTCATGCAGAAGGATATAGTACTAAAGCTTCTGGTAGTTATTCTCATGCAGAAGGATATAGTACTAAAGCTTCTGGTAGTAAATCTCATGCAGAGGGAGATTAGACAACTGCTAGTGGTGCAGCTGGTTCTCATGCAGAAGGACAAAAAACTATAGCTTCTGGTCCTGCTTCTCATGCAGAAGGATATTCGACTACTGCTAGCAGCGATTCTACACATGCAGAAGGAGAATATAGCACCGCATCAGGATATGGCTCTCACGCAGAGGGAGCAAGTGTAAATTCTAGTAAACAAGCTCTTTCTGATAGAACTGTAAATTTACCAGATGGTTCGACAGTATCGATTAAAGGTAGTACTGCTGCTGGAATATCTTCTCATGCAGAAGGTGTACAGAGTTATGCTGGAGGATATGTTTCTCACACTGAAGGATATCAGACTACAGCTTCTAGTAGTTATTCTCATGCAGAAGGTGAAAATACAGAAACTTCTGGAGAAGCTTCTCATGCTGAAGGAAGTTATACTGTAGCTTCTGGTTATAGTTCTCATGCAGAAGGTGAAGCTACAGAAGCTTCTGGTTATTGTTCTCACACTGAAGGATGTGGTACTGAAGCTTCTGGCGATTGTTCTCATGTAGAAGGTGGAAGTACTGAAGCTTCTGGTGAAGCTTCTCATGCAGAAGGACTGGGTACTGCAGCTTCTGGAGATTTCTCTCATGCAGAGGGTAATGGTAGTGAAGCTTCTGGCGATGGTTCTCATGCAAAGGGTTATTATACTATAGCTTCTGGTGATTATTCTCATGCAGAAGGTTATTGTACTGAAGCCTCTGGTAATTATTCTCATGCTGAAGGCTATCTGACAATTGCTAATAATACAGGTTCTCATGCAAGTGGATATAGAACAGAAACTGCATGCGATTATTAGACTGTAATTGGTAAATTTAATACATTAGATGACACTAAAGCCTTTATCATCGGTGGTGGTTTATATCAGCAAAATCAAACCACTAATATTTTCACCGTTGACTGGGAGGGCAATGTTGAAGCAGCTAACTTTAAAGGAACTGCTAGTAGAGTACAAAATAGTTTATCGGTTAATGGAAAAACTTATAATGGTAGTTCAGCTATTTCTGTAGGAACTATGGGAGTATATTATGGTGGTACAGGATATAGCTCTATCGCTGACACTACATATACTACTGCTCGTTATCGTGCTTCAGCACTGTATTCAAGTGAAACTACTCCTACTACCAATGGCGTTATTAATTGGACTTATGAATAAGGAGGTATTCGCTTATGGCTCAAAAAACCTTAATTGGGGGTACCGCTTACAATGTTGTAAGCGGCACCTCTTTAGTCAGTGGCACCAAATATAATATTATTGGCGGAAGAACTTTAATTGGCGGAACAGGTTATAATATTATTTTAAAGAAAAATACAGCCATGCTATATAGCGATGGTAATTTCATATTTTAGAATAGTGGCAGAGTAGCATCAGGAAAAACCTTAGTAGCAAAATATACAGATTTTGAAGATTGTACTACACCGCCCTGGAATGGTAAACAAAATACTTTTACTAATGTAGTTTTTAACACAGAAATAATGCCAACCAGTATAGCTAGTTGGTTTTATAATGCAAGAAATATGAAATCTAATGTGAGAAATTTTACTAATTTAAAAATGAATAATGTTACTAATATGAGTTATGCTTATTATAATTGTTATAATTTAACAGGCTCTCCAGTATGTGGCAACAAGGTTGGTAATATGGTTAGTACTTATAGAGAATGCTGTAATCTAACAGGGTCTCCTGTCTGTGGACCAAATGTTACTAGCATGATGTATACTTATTTCAATTGTCGCAATTTAACAGGCTCTCCAGTATGTGGACCAAAAGTTACTCTTATGCGAAACACCTATGCTAATTGCTGTAATCTAACAGGGTCTCCTGTCTGTGGACCAAATGTCATTAGCATGTAGTATACTTATGAGAATTGTCGCAATTTAACAGAGTCTCCCGTATGTGGTAATAATGTTACTAGTATGTATGGAACCTATGATAATTGTTGTAATCTAACAGGATCTCCCGTGTGTGGTAATAATGTTACTAGCATGTATGCAGCTTATACTAATTGTTATAATTTAACAGGCTCCCCCGTGTGTGGACCAAATGTTACTAGCATCAGTTATGCTTATTAGGACTGTTATAATTTAACAGGGTCTCCCGTGTGTGGTAATAATGTTACTGCTATGTATCGTACTTATCATAACTGCTATAACTTAACAGGGTCTCCCGTGTGTGGTAATAGTGTTACTAATATGGGTCTTGCTTATGCTAATTGTTATAATTTAACAGGTGTTGCTATAGTTGGTAGTAATGTTACCAACGCAACGGGGGCTTATGCTAATTGTGAAAATATTAGTAGAAACGCATATATTTATTCTAATAATATTACTGACATGCTTCGTATATTTGATCGTACACGATATTATTCTGCATTTAATATATATGTGCATGAAGGCTCTGCAACTCATGCATTAATAAGTAGCGGGAATTCTAACGGAAGTATGTTTGGCGTATCTTTAACTTGGACAAACGCAGGAACTTATTTATATAATGCTAGTTATCGAACCTATGTTTATCTTGTTGCAAACGTTGCTGCAGCAAGAGCAGCAAATGGAGATTAAAAACAAAAAAAGGAGAAAAAGGAATGAAAAAATATAACCGTAAAATTGACGTAATAATCCCAGCATATAATGTGCCAAATCATATTTTATTTAGATGTCTTGCGAGTATTGCATGTCAAGATATTGCGTCTGAATTAGAAGTCACAATTGTAGATGATGCGTCCACTACTCAAAATTATACATCTATTGCAAAATGTTTTGAATCTATGCTAAAGATTCATATCTTACGATATGAAATTAATGGTGGACCAGGTGTGGCTCGCCAATATGGTATTGATCATACCAACAACGGCTATATGACTTTTATTGATGCAGATGATACATTTAATGGTGCATTTGCACTAAAAGCTTTACGTAATGGTATTGAAATGCAAAATGGTCTATTCCAGATGTGTGTTGGTGTTTTTGATGAAGTACATGAAGAAGATATTCCTGCTGGCGAGGGACCAATACTTATGGAGCATGATCAAGATATGGTTTGGATGTTTGGAAAATTATATCGCCGTAGCTTCATTGATAAATATAATATTCACTTTCATGAGTCTTCTCGTGCTAATGAAGATAATGGATTTAACACTTTAGCTCGCTTATGCATGAACGAACAAGAACAAATAAAATTTATTCCTGCTCACGTTTACTATTGGCATGAAAATTTAAATAGTATTACCAGAGTTAATGATTGCCAATATAGCTATGGTAGTTCAGAACGAGACAGTTTTTACGGTTATGTTGAAAACATGATTTTTGCAGTTAAGGAAGCTCGTAAACGCAATCCCTATAATGGTTTTATTACAATGTGGGCAGTTAGTTGTATGATTCATATTTATGAATATTACATTGAATGTGTTGCAAGAGCTCCAGAGCATGCTGACACTAATTTTAAATGGTGTAAACGCTATTATGATGAAGTGTATAAAAATCTTGAAGATGATATTTCTCCTGAAATATTGGCACAACATTATAATGATACTATGAGAAATGCCTATATCGGTGATAAGTTAAACGGAATTATTCCTTGTATGGGTATTTTCGAATTTTTAGATAAATTAAAAATTGATTTTGAGGAGGTAAATAAATAATGGCTATTTATGTTGAAGTGAATAATCAAAAGTATCCTGCCACAATTACAGGCCGTTTAAATGATAAAGACTGGGATAATAGAGAAACTAAATCTATCGAAACAAAAATGACATATGCTGAAGCTATGGAATTATTTATAGATGGATGTTCTTGGAGCATTGTTCAAGAGAATCCTGTATATTTTAATCAAATCGATGAAAACGGCAAAGCTGTAATTGTTGAAAATATTGAAATTGAATCTTATGACAATAGCGAATATTGCATTGCCGGTCCAATCACTGACAATCGCGATGGAACCATTGTTATAAAAATGGGTAAATACACAAATGAAGAATTACTTCTAATGGAGGTATTAGCATGAAAGTAAATAAAAATTCAATTGCTTTATTATATCGCACTGGTAAAATTGATATTAATGGCATCCGTAAAGCCGTTGAACGAGAATGGATTACTGTAGAAGATTTTAAAGAAATCACTGGACAAGATTATTAAAAATATAATGGGAACTTCTTCGGAAGTTCCCATTTTTTTTATTTCCTTTGATTTTTATAAAAAAAAATGATATAATATATACATAAAGAATAAAGAAAAACAAAGGAAAGGAAATTATCCAATGTCTGAAATGCAGAAAGATCTTGTCCTATCTATCAATGAATATGCCTACGTCCTTGACGAAACCAAGGGCCATGTCGTATGTTGGGTGGGACCTTCCAAGACCAGCCTCTCCAATTCCGATAAGCTGGTTCGCTTTGACACCAGAAGTAAGAGTTTTGTGAAGTGCGGCTACAATGAAGTCGTAAATCTGTTCGCAACTGCTCCTGAGAACTGGTATATTATCCTGAAGAATCCCGTTGAAAATAACCGTCACCCCATCCCCGGCGCAAATAACCTGCCCGAGAATGTCCATATCGGCCGCAAGGTCAATCTGCGCGGCCCCGTTTCCTTCGCTCTGTATCCTGGCCAGATGGCTAAGGTCGTCAAGGGTCACGCTCTGCGCTCTAACCAGTATCTTCTGGCTCGTGTCTATGAAGCAGAAGAGGCTTCCAAGAGCGTCGGTGAAATGAGAGACACCGAAGGTAATGTAATCGAGAACACTAAGAATACCTATGTCAATGGTCAGATTCTGGTCATCAAGGGTACTGAAGTTTCCTTCTATATTCCTCCCACCGGTATTGAAGTCATCGCCAAAGACAACGATGATCGCAAGGGTTATGTGCGCGAGGCCGTTACTCTGGAGCGCCTGGAGTACTGCATTCTGAAGGATGAAGACGGCAACAAGCGTTATGTTCACGGTCCCGAAGTTGTCTTCCCTAAGCCAACTGAAACTTTCGTTACTTCCCCTAAAGGCGGTTATATCTTCCGTGCAATCGAGCTGTCTCCCATCTCTGGTATTTATGTGAAGGTTATCGCAGAATACAAGGATGATGATGGCACTGTACATCCTACTGGTGAGGAAATGTTCATCACTGGTAAGGACCAGATGATTTACTACCCCCGCCCCGAGCACGCTATCATTAACTATGATGGTAAGATGATGCATCACGCAATTGCAATCCCCGAGGGCGAAGGTCGTTACATTATGAATCGACTGACTGGTGTTATCCAGACTGTCAAGGGTCCTGCTATGTATCTGCCTGACCCCCGCACTGAGGTTGTTGTTAAGCGTAAGCTGACTGAAAGCCAGTGCAATCTGTGGTATCCTGGTAACCGTGCGGTTCTTGAGTACAATGTTGGTCTAACGGAGAAGGCTGTTGAGAAGTCTGCGGCTGCCTCTATGAACTTCGTTGATTCTCTAACTGCATATGCAACTGCTACTTCCAGCGCATCCACTCTGGCAAACCTGGAAGCAAAGGCAAATATTTCTCGTGGCACTTCCTACACCAAGCCTCGCACCATTACTCTTGATACCAAGCTGGATGGCGTTGTAAGCATTGATGTTTGGACTGGCTATGCTGTCAATGTCATTTCCAAGGATGGTCAGCGTAAGGTAGTTTGCGGTCCCCAGACCGTTCTGCTTGACTACGACCAGGATTTGGAGCGTCTGGAGCTGTCTACTGGTCGTCCCAAGACCACTGATAAGCTGATTAAGACTGTGTACCTGCGTCACGAAAACAATAAGGTTTCTGACCTTATCAATGTTGAGACTAAGGACTTTGTCCGTGCTACTGTCAAGGTTAGCTACTGCGTTGATTTCGACAAGGCAGATATGGATAAGTGGTTCGCAGTTGACAACTATGTCAAGTATCTGTGTGACCGTGTTCGTTCTCTGTTGAAGCGTGCCGCTAAAGATTACACCATTTACGACTTCTATCAGAACTATTCTGATATTGTGCGTAATGTGACTCTGGGTATCGACCCCACTGCCGAGTGTGATGGTGAACACGGCAAGCACCACAATCATCGCTACTTCCCCGAAAATGGTATGTTCATCCACGACGTCGAAGTTCTGAGCATTGATGTTCAGCGCGATGTTGAGGATATGATTCTCGACAAGCAGACTGATATGATTCGTCAGGTTCTGGA